GTTTTCTCCTCGATGCTATAAAACCAATCGCCGCCAGCGGACCACTTACGTGTACCATCGACCGTGTAAAAGTCCTTAGCTGCCTGGAAGTCTGGGAACTTGACATCAGCAGGGATCAAGCTCTGGTCATACCACAAACAGCGATTGTTAGGCTGCGTGGCGAACTGACCGTTGTCCAAGCGGATAAAGTTAAAGCTCTTGTGCTCCTCAGCTTGCTCAGTGAAGCCGGTATCAGCCTCCATACCATCAGCACAGAAGTCTACTGTGAACAGATAGCGGCCATGATGCCATTGCTTATCCTTGCCAAGGAACTTGACTCCAAGGTTACGCAAGCCGATCTTCTCGCAGACTGTGAAGCTGTACCCCATGCAGTCCCAAAGCTGCAAGGTGTCAATTGGCAGATCACCATGGCTCTCTGTCCAGACGTATGAGCTGATCGGCAGCTTGTCGTACAGGGCACCATAATTGGGCAGCAAGGATTCAATACGAAACACCTGACCACGTAAGGCCTTGATGCTCACCCAGATGGCAGGTTCTAACTCTCCGTGGCCCTTTGTGTGGTTGTACAGGAACTCTCGCCGCACAAAACACTTTAATGGCGGCAGGCTTGCAATGATGTAGCTCATGATTCGTCTTCCTCGTCGTTCTCTTCTGGGTACTCCTCTAGGTCTGCTCTATCCTCGTCAGTCTCAATAGCGGTGTGCCGTGCCTCGTAGTCACGCTGTACTTGACGTCGGCGTTCGTCCTCCGCCAGTTGCTCGGGGGTGATGGACTTGTACTGCTTGAGCAAGTCTGCTTCAACCTCGTCAAACATGTTTCCCATGGTGGTCATATGATATCCTTTCTATGTTGAAGATTAGATTATACAGCATTTTGTGCAAGCTATGCTATGTCCAATGGTCAGGAAAACCAAAAAAGCTATAGGTGATATTTTTAGCCATAACAGAGTGTATTAATACAACCTTTTAGCAGACACGGGGATCTTATGTTTTTACGAGCGAGCGATAGCATATTAGTTAGTTAGTAGTATTGATTTATTCTGTATTGGCTGTAAAAAACACTCTATAGCGTTTTTGAAATGATTTGTGTACGCGGTTTCGCAGTTCGGTCTACAATAGAAGCAACTTAGAACTGAGGAGCACTGCAATGGCATTTCAGAAAGGCGTCAAGCCTGCTGGATCCGGCCGCAAGGCTGGCACACCAAACAAACGCGACGTCAATCGCCAAGAGATCTTCGAACGCATCGTCGAGAAGTATGGAGATCCCCTCGAAGCATTGGCAGAGATGGCCTTTAATCCTAAACACGACCTCTTGGTCCGCAAGGATTGCTTGAAGGAACTTGTTCAGTATGGCCATGCCAAGAAGAAGTCTGTAGAGATCACCGGACCTGATGGAGGTCCCATTGAAGCAAGACTTGAGCTTGTCGGTCAGATCACCGATCTCATTGCACGACTGAACACCGGCGGCAAATGATCCTATCCAAGACCGAGCTAACTACAATCCAGTCTAATCTATCGGCGCTGGATGTAGAGGACCTTGCTCAAATTGCCTGGAAGCTTAAATGGAAATCCACTGCCCGTGAGCAGCAGATGACACCTGAAGGTGATTGGGGCGTTTGGCTTATCCTCGCAGGACGTGGTTTCGGTAAGACCAGGACAGGAGCCGAGGACATTGGCAGCTATGCAGCAGACAACCCTGGAGTGCGCTGCGGGGTCATTGCGCCAACCTCAGGTGACATCAGAGGCGTTTGCTTTGAGGGTGATTCAGGTATCATGAACGTGATCCCTCACTACCTGATTGACAACTACAACAGATCCATTGGCGAGATAACCCTGAAGAACGGATCATCGATCCGAGGCTTCTCAGCTGAAGAGCCTAGTCGTTTACGCGGTCCACAGTTCCATAGAGTCTGGTGCGATGAGCTGGCTGCTTGGCAGTATGTTGATGAGACATGGGACATGATGAAATTCGGTCTGCGCTTGGGTGAGGATCCAAGGGTCATCATCACAACAACCCCAAAGCCTATCGATTTGGTCCGTAAGTTAATCAAGGACGCAGAAAAGAAGTCAAGCCGAATCCACATCACCAGGGGATCTACCTATGACAATGCAGCGAACCTTGCTAAATCCTTCCTTGCTGAGATCACGCAGTACGAAGGAACACAGCTTGGACGACAAGAAATCCATGCCGAGGTTATTGACCCCGAGGAAACAGGCATCATCAAACGAAGCTGGTTCAAACTTTGGCCCGCAGAAAAAGCTTTGCCACCTCTTGACTATATCGTCATGAGCCTTGACACTGCGTTCACTGAGAAGTCTCTTGACCGCAAGACCCACGATCCGGATCCAACAGCCTGTTCAGTTTGGGGCGTATTCAGGAACGAAAAGAAGCCTGCGTTCTTGCTGCTTGATTGCTGGCAAGACCATCTTGGGCTGCCGGCCTTGATTGAGCGGGTCAAGAAAGAATGGTCAGTCAGGTATGGCGACGAGGACTTTAGGCCTATGATTAAGCCGCTGCTTGGGCCAAAGCAATCGATGTTTGGTGGCAAGTCACCTGATTTGATGATCATCGAGGACAAAGGATCAGGAATTAGTTTACGTCAAATGTTGGCCCGAGAGGACATCCTGGCATACCCCTACAATCCTGGCCGTGCAGATAAGCTCCAAAGGCTGCATGCAGTCTCGCATTTATTTGCACACGGGTTCATTTGGGTGGTAGAATCTGATAAGCGGCCTGGTAATCCTCGTTCTTGGGCTGACCCTTTAATCTCGCAGTTGTGCAGCTTTCATGGTGAAGGATCAATTAAGCATGACGACTTTGTGGACTCAACGACGCAGGCGCTTAGGTTGCTTGCTGATCGCAACAGTCTCTCAGTCACTAGGAAAGCTGAAGACAGAATTGAACGGGACCATAGGCCAAGACCTGTGAACCCATACGCAGTTTAACCGGAGCATTGAATGGCTGAAAACGAACAAGAATACGGCGAGATGTACGAGGTTGATGACGACTCAAAGGTCCGCGATACTGAAGACGGTGGTGCAATGGTCACGCTTGATGACTCGCCAACACCAGCTCAATCAGAGTTTTATGCGAACCTTGCTGAGACCATGCCAAGCTGGGAACTATCAAACCTTGGCTCAGAACTTTGTGACATCTTAGAAAAAGATAAAGAAGCCCGCAAGAAGCGTGATGAACAGTATGAAGAAGGTCTGCGTCGAACAGGCCTTGGTGATGATGCCCCAGGCGGCGCGTCGTTCACTGGAGCCAGCAAGGTTGTACATCCGATGCTGACTCAAGGATGCGTAGACTTCTCAGCCCGCGTAATGAAGGAGCTCTTTCCACCTGATGGTCCAGCTAAAGACAAGATCATTGGTGAAGTAACCTTGGAAAAACAAGAGAAGGCCGATCGCCTTGTCAAGTTCATGAACTGGCAGATGACCGAGCAGATGCCTGAATTCAGGTCTGAGCTTGAGCAGCTATCGACCCAGCTGCCATTGGGCGGTGGCCAATACCTCAAGATCACTTGGGATGCCAACAAGAAGAGACCAGTGCCTCAGTTTGTGGCGATTGACGATGTCTACTTGCCTTTTGCAGCAACAAACTTTTATGCAGCAGAGCGCAAGACCCATGTGCAGTACTTGACTCGCATCGAGTATCAGAAGCGTGTTGAGTCAGGCATGTACATGGACGTTGACCTGATGGCCAGTCCGCTGCCGCCAACAGAATCGAAGGCCGAGACTGCCAACAACAAGATTGAAGGTCGTCAAACCGATAGCTACAACATTGACGGTCTGCGCACGACTTACGAATGCTACATCCTTCATGAATTTGACGATGAATATGGCTTGGCTCCATACATCATCAGCCTGGATAAGGCAACTCAGAACGTGTTGTCCATCTATCGTAACTGGGAAGAGGACGACGAGACTAAGCAAGAGATGCAGTGGATGGTTGAATTCCCATTCGTGCCTTGGCGTGGTGCTTATCCAATTGGCCTGACGCACATGATTGGCGGTCTAAGTGCCGCTGCAACAGGTGCTTTGCGTGCTTTGTTAGACTCTGCCCACATCAACAACTTCCCAGGCTTGCTAAAGCTTAAGTCAGGGACAGGCGGTCAAACAGACCGTGTTGATCCAACCGAAGTGAAAGAAATCGAAGGTTCGTTTGGACAAGATGACATCCGCAA